CCAAATCTGAAAAACGCAAAGGGAAACGAATGGAGCTCTCCAGACAACCAACGAGGCAAAGACTACTACCTCCGAGGCTGGAGCGATGAAGAAAAGCCGTTCTCCTCGGAGGACGACAACTTTTCGTGGTAGGAGGGGTTGCCATGACAAAGGACTTATACATAAAGCTTATAAACAGACCCGAGCCAATAAGAAACCTTCTCTGCAAAATTGCAGAGGAGGAGTTGGTGGAAGGAAAGACGGAGCTTATAGATGTAGAGACTGTGAGCTACAAGGACAAGATATACAAACTGACAGTGATAAATGAAGAACTGGGCACGGTCTGGGCAACAATCCAGCTCCTTCCGCAAGAAGCGTTCGGAAATGAAGGCTATTTATGGAAACTTTTAGACCTTGAATGGGAGGGTGAGAGATGAAGGTGTTTAAAACGATAGAAGAGATTAAAAAAGTCTATGGAGATAAAGTAGATGTGGTGGAGGGGGAAAGTGTGTGGGTCGTGAGTGATGGGCAAGGGATAAAAGCTTCAGTGTTCTTTCTGCCGAAGCCACTGCAAAAAGAAAAGATTGCTGAAATCATGATAGCAAACGGTTTTCCGCCAAAGTATCTAAAAGTTGCCTTAAACGGAGTAAAAGAGACGAAATGTATCAAGAAAGTAAAAGAACTGAGAAAAAATGGGATAATCTTGGATGGTCCGCCGGGGATCGGGAAATCCATAGCCTCAACGTGGAAAGCTGCAAAGCTATTGCAAGCCAGAGAGATTTCCAACCCGCTATACATAAGCTGTATCTCGTTCCCAGACCTAAAATCACTATATGCTACATACAAAAACTACGACTGCTTTATGATAGACGACTTAATAACATCACTCCCGCAAGCCCGCTTGGACTTCATAATAGAGCTTATCTATCACGCAGAGCTGGAAGAGAAATATATCTTCATAACTACAAACGCTTTTCAAAATGTAGCTACGATGTTCCCAGAAGCCATTCTCAGCAGATTAAGGGGCTACTGCGAATGGCACAAAATAGAAGAAAAAGAAGACCTCAGACTTTCTCAATAACCTCTCCTGTAGCGTTCATTTTCAATCTTAGCAAGCACTCTTCTGATTTCTCGTTCAAGGTCGCTTGCAATAGATTGGGCGACCTTGCTTCCTTCCATTCCATGCACTTGAATAGGACCTACATTGACAGTAATCGTGGTGGATCCTGCGAATGCTGGTCTTAGCCCTATGGGAGGGGCAAACTGGGACACTTTAAGTGTGATGTCTTTTATGCGAGTGAAGAGGGGGTCAGGACTAAGGCTTGATGCGATGGTTTCAATAAGCTTTATTCGGTGAATATCCTTTAATGGTCCCTCTTTTGCTGGGCTAAAGGGTAAGAGATTTCTTATCTTCTGCACAATGCTTTTCATAGCCTCAACAGGCTTCATGGCAAGGGCTTCTATTCCTTTCCACAAGCTTTCTACAATCTTTTTGCCTGCGGTGAAGAGGTCTATACCAAACACGAATTTAACAAGCTTGTTTAGTGCATTGAAGAGGGCAAAAATCGGATTAATGTTCACAAGAACCTCAAGGACTTTTAGCCAAGACGATTTAAGCCAGTTCCAAGCCTTAGAAAGCCATCTGCTAACTGTGTCCCAGTGTTTCCAGAGAAGATAGACAGCACCGATTAGAACTCCCACAGCAAGGGCAATCCAGCCGATGGGGGAGGTAAGCAAAACCATGCTAAATGCCCTCAACGCCATAGCAAGCTTTCCGACTGCGGACACAGACATTAACCACTTTACAGGTGCAAATGCAAAACTGAAAAGTTTCACGAAAGAAGCAACAGCCAAGCTAACCGTGCCCATGATGGCAAGAAAACTAACGAACCCGCCAACCGTAAGCGTGAGAACCCGTGCTACCGTTCTGTTCTCTTGTATGAAATCTGCAAGCTTTCCTAAAACCTCATTCAGAGGGTTCAGTATAGCAATTAAGGTGGGGGCAAGTAGAGAACCAATCACGGACAACAGATTTATAAGCGTTCCTTCTGCCGCCTCAAGCACGTTTGCATATGTGTTCATCAAACGATTTAGCCTTTGTTGGAGGCTTGCTTGATTATCAAGCTCTTTAGCCATCTTTTCAAGTCCAGTAAAACCTCCAGCTTCAATCTGCTTCCTTAGTTGTTCGTATTGTTCTCTGAACTCCGCAATTTTCTTCGGGTCGTGGGTTGCCTCAATGCTTTTTCTGATTTCCTCAAGATACATCAAAGCCTCGTCCTTAGTTGCAGCAAGTAGCGGAGCTATGGCTCGCATACCCTCCATGTCAAAGAGTTCTTTGAGGGCTTGCATCCTTTGGAGTGGGTCTTGTATGGCGGAAAGTTCCTTTCTAATCGCCATTAGGAACTCCTCAAGCTTAAATGCACCTTTTTCGTCGTAGAAATCTTTCAAGTTGATGTTTATATCAAGCCCTTGTTTGCGTAGTTTTTCAAGGTGTTTGTCTAATTCTGGAATTCTCTGAAGGACAGAGCGTATGCCTGTGCCAGCCGTTTCCCCAGCCACGCCAAACTGCTTCAAGGTTCCGATCCAAGCAAGCAGAAACTTAGACGCTTTAAGCCCTGTAAAGCCAAGCTGACCGAGTTCTGCGGAGAAATACTTCGTCGCATATGCGATTTGAGTTAGTGTTAAACCGCTTGCAAATTTTAGTCTCTGGATTTGGTCGGCGAAGGCTTCAAAGTCCTGCCCGGCAAGCTTAAAAGCGTTTGAGAAGTTCTGAACCATTTCAGCAACTTCCTTCGGAGAAGCCTCTTCTCTGAAGAGAACCCATAAATAAGACGCTGTCTTTAATCCACCGCCAACGATCTTGTCTATCTCCATACCCGCACCCTTGAGGGCGGTGACTACGCGATAGAAGTCTGCTGTCGTCCCCGGGAGTTTCGTTCCGAGTTCTTCTACTTGTTTGTTCAATTCTTTGATTTTCTCCGTAGGCAAGCCCTCTTTGGTCATAAGGGCTACTTCCATTTCTGCTTGTGCAAGTTCTAAGCTTTTGTATGCGTCTAAAGTCTTGTAAAGAGTAGCAAGAGGTAGGGCTGTAGCTTGTGCAACTTTCAGAGTGAAATCTTCTAACTTTTCTGAAGCACTCCAAATCGCACTCGGGTCAAAGGCTTTTCTTAGAGTTTCTCCAAAACTTTTTAGCTTGCTTTGCGTTTGATTTAGTTCATTGTTAAAGTTTGAAACTCCATCCCTGAGGGATGTAAGCTGACGGGAGAAGTTGTCTATTAGTTGAATGACTACTGCAACAGAAAAGTCCATGTTTATTCATCTTCTAAAAGGGTAGCCTGCTGTTCGTAGTATTCAGAAAGCTTTTTAGCCCAAAACCTTATCTCTGCGTAAGACATATTAGCCAAGTCAGCATAAGAAAAACCGTGCTTTACCATTGCTAAAATGACTTCTGCCCCGACAAAGGGGTGTATATCTCCGTGAATTCTTTCATAAGAGTCATCACATCTGCAAGAGGAAGTTCCTCAAGGTCATCCTCAGTGATGGACTTGCCGTCAATCTCCGTAAGCCTCACTATCAAAAGCTTAATAATATCGTTTTGCCCGGTGGAGTTTGATAGAGCCCAGAATAAGTCCTTGCCCTTTCCTTCCTTAATTCGTGCAACCCTTCCACTGGGGAGCGTGATCTCCTTAGCCATCTTTAACCTCCGATGTTAGTCTTGTAGTCTTGCAGAATGTCCCGCCCTTCCACCTTATAGATGTTGTTCATCACATCCACTTCCACAACATCCCTGCCATCCACCTCCAACTTGTAATACAAGACAGAGATTGTAGCCTCCGCTTCTGCGGCGTCTCTGGCTTTGAACTTTCCGCTGTCAAACTCTTTGAAAAAGCCTCTCATCTCAGCCTTCACGGGAACCTCTCGGGCTACTCCTCTCTGGTCCCAGTCTTGTTTTGATGCCCTAACGATGATGGTTCTCAGAACAAACGGGTTTGAGGCGAGGGCGATAAAATCGCCGTAGATGCTGTTGAACTTGATCCTTGCTTCAAGCTTATCAAGTCCAGCGGGGAGTTCCATCTCTCCATAAAGCCCGAGGGCTTTGGCGTCTGCAAACTTAAATCTGACTTTCGGAAGGTCGACTTCCTCAGCCTTAGCTATAAAGTCCGTGCCGTCTATATACACCCTCGCATTGTAAACCTTGCTCACTTCGATAGGCATGGCTTAACCTCCTGTTAATTTTTTGAGTAGTTCTATGTTTATGACTTGCTCAAAGGTTATGCGTTCTGCTGGAGTTGGTGGCATTATCTCGTATGTAAAGGTAAGGTGTCCGTTGGCAAGATTTACCTCTGGGTTTTTGTCCTTCAGGAAGTAGCATTTACCGTCCACGAGGGCACCTCTTCCGATAAGGGTTCGGATAAAAGCGTTTACCATACTTAAAACCCCGTCTATAGCCACGGTTATGGGTTTGTCCAGAAACTGCAAAGTTGCATACTCTATGCTTTCTGCTATGATGTCTGCGGTTCTGCGGACCGAGATAAAGTTCTTTGGGTCGGATTTGGCTGGCCATGCAGCGGAGCGGTTGCCCCAAACCCTGTAGCCTGTTCCAAAGGAATTGAAGACCGTGACAATGCCGTTTTCGTTTAGAAGGTTGGCTTCAGTGTTCGGGTCGTTTATAGCACAAGTGATGGGGCGTTCCACTCCGATAATGCCGAGTATCTCGTGGTTGGATGGAGAATACCAGTATCCCTCTTCGTGATCCACCTTAGCTATAACTCCCGCAAGTCTTTGGCTGAAAGGTTCAAGGCGTTCAGAGTTGGTAGCGGTGTCGTAGACTTTAAGATGAGGATAGCAAATAACTGCCCTGTAGGCAGAAGTATTGAGTTGCCCTCCTGCACCTCTTGCGTTAATAACCTGTTGAGGAGTTAGACCGGCTGGGGCATCAATTAAAGCTAAAGCACGATGAGTCTCACAGAGGGCTATCATCTCCGCCCTCACACCCGGCGACTCACAATAAACAGGGCAGAGTATTAGCTTTGCAGTGAAACCAAAGCGACTATATAGTTCATCGATGATCTTTAGCCCTGAGCGTTTGCCAGTTGTTGGGTCATATGTGCCGATAATATCAGCGGGAGTGACGGTTGAGGGGTCGGGTTGCCCATCTGCGTTCTTATGTCGTCTTGGGTCAAAGACATTAACTACGATAACAGTTGAACCTCCATGATCAAAGATAGCATCAAGGGCATAAGGGATCGTGTAGCCCGGAGTGGCATCGCCAAAGTAGGTTATGCCATCCTCACGCCTCAAGACCAAAATGGGATTATTCACCGTCTGCTCATACCAGTCGCTTTCAGAAATACCAGTGGGCTTGGTCAGATGCACGGGTGCAGTCCCAACCAGAAAGATGACAGCTGACTTTACTTCCCTAACCGGAACTGGTCCCTTCACTATTTCTATTGTTTCAACACCGTGGAGATAATTAGCTGGCATCGCTTACCTCCTTCTTGGTTTTTGTTTGACTGGTAAAGGCTCAAGGTAGCCAAGCCCCTCATAAGTCCTGACTACCTCGGCGGTTTCAGGAAGTTCAACTTCCTGACCCGGGAAGAGAAGATACTCTTTTTCTTCAATAACAACAATGGTAGGATAAGTTAGCTTTACCTTATATCTCATTTGGACACCTCCGAAACAAATTCTTCACCCTCGTATACAGTTATGCGGGTGGTGACTTGTTCTTCCTCTTGAGGGACAACAAACCTGCCGTTGCCTCTAAAGCTTAGAAAGAATGCAAACTCCCCGCTTTCGTGGTAGTAAAGTTCTATTCCCTGCGGGACAAGGTTAAACTGCGTCTTCAGGCTCAAGACGCTTAGAATACGCTCCAAAAGCTCGTAAGCTCCTTGCCCTTTTTCTCTCAAGCTTCTGTAGAAAAGAAACACAGAAACCTCAAAGTCAACAGAAAAGGCAAAGCCGGAGACGGGTTCAAACCTCGCTTTCTCTATGATATACCAAACACATGGCGTGATTTTCTGCTTTGTGAAAAGTTCCGTGGGCTTATCCACTTTAGACAGAACCGTTAACCCAAGCCCTTGCAAAGCATTTCCAATCTGTGCGTCAAGTTCCGTAAGCATCATAGAACCTCCCTCAGGCTTCTCTCAAAGATTTTTTTGAAGTGGTTATCCTCCAGAAACTTCTTCACAACGGGTTGCATGTATGGACGTGGAGGGATGCCACGTCTGGTTCCCGTTTCGTGATAAACCGCATAAGGGACGGGCGTTCCGATTACTGCCTTCCAGTTCTGAACTTTATAAGTGAAGCTTTGGGCAAGAGTGGTTGTCCTGTGTAGCTTCTTTTCGGAAAAACCTTTCTTAGTCTTATAGGCAAGATAACGAGGGTTTAAGTCTTTCCAGTCCACGCCGTGAGACCTACCCTCCGTTTTGAAAATCGTAGAAAGATCCGCCTGAATTTTTTCAGCTGCTCTCGTGAGGGCAAGCTCACTGGCTTGTGCGAGCTTCTTCGGGAACTCGTCAAAAAATCTTTTGAGTTCATCTATCTCCATACTATAGCCCCCTTACTCGGAGATAGCTTAAGTAGGCGTTCCGCTTCTGCTATCAGATTTTTCACATTCATAGTTTGATGGTCTTCCGCCCGCCTCCAATAAAGGTTCACACTTGACGCAAGCTCGCTCGCCGCAAGCAGAATCAAAGCCTTCCTTACTTCCGGAGTGTTAGGCAAGTTTTCCACTCCAAGTAGTCTCTTAGCCCTATTGACCGCTAACTCTATGCAATTTTGCAAAATTGCATCAGGCATCTCGTTATCGTTTAGAAACTCTCTAACCTCGCCCGGAGTTATCATTGCTCAACCTTTCCCTTTTTAGGTTTTTCCTCTACCATTTCAGCGTAGCCCGCATTTATCAAAATCCTCGCCTTGTCCTCGTCCACATCCTGAACTCCAGCCTCAAAGCTGAACTCCTCGCCGTTTACCCAAATCTTTACCTTCTCCTTAACAAGCACCTTCATTGCAAGCCTCCTTAGTTGCTTTCAATGCGGACAATGGCGGGCTCGTAAAGTCTCTTCACCGCATAGAATGCCCTCCAGCCAACCGTCTTGACCCTGCCGAGTTTATCCATGTTGGTGTATACAGTCTGCAGGGTGTTCCCGTCTATATCCACCACTCCGTAGGCATTATCACCAAGTACAAGGGTTAGGTAGACATCCTTGTTGGTAGAGTTCCTAAGGATAGGGATGGCGGTGGTGGAGATAAACTTCACTCCGAAGAATTCTCCAATGTAGCCGGTTGCGATCGGGTCCTTTCTGGTCATGGAAAGAGTTATGAGTTCGCTATCAGTAAAGAGGTCAAGGAGTTTATCTGGGTGTAGGATGCAGACATAGTAACCATCCGCGAATTTGGGAATGTTTGCCCTCTCAAGCTGGATGACAGCTTTTCTTATTTCGGCTTTGGTAAGTTTTTGCGTGCCAACAAGGGCATCTCTTGATGTAACGCCCCCAGCGTAGATAACATTCGTGCCCGAAGTCAGTTCCCTCATAGCAATTCTATCAAGTGTCTGCTGTGCGTTGTAGGCAAGGAGGTCTACTGCCCTGTCCAGTAGAGGAACAAAGCTTGTTATGTCAGTGAAGTCGTCAAGGTCAATGTAGTTTGCGTATTCCTCCACGGTGACGGAGACTTGCCTTGTAGCTAAGCTTGCTCCGCTGGTGGGAGTGGGTTGGAAAGTAATTGGAGTGGTGTTCACTGGGAGTGGTTCAAAGGCGGTAAAGACTGCAGTCCTTCCACTGTTGCGAGGAAGGCTAAACCTTTGCCCGTAGCGGTTTGCTACGAGGTTTTCTTTTACATAGGCAAGAAGCTTGCGTTCATAAAACTGAGGATACAGTTCTGGGTTAGTTGTTCCGGTTACAGGCATAGCTTACACCTCCTTGGTTAATTTTTCAGCAAGCTTTTTAAGCTCTGCATAACTCATTTCTTCAATAGATTTCTCAAACTCAAGCTGGGCTCTC